ACAAAGAACTTTGCTAACGCGGATGCGTTCAGAACAAAAGGGCAAAATACTTTTCCTACGAAAAATAAGAAAGTTGTTTACCAATCAATTTCAATACCAATGCCTGTTTATGTTGACATAACTTATGCTGTCACATTGAGAACAGAATATCAACAACAAATGAATGAGATGGTTACTCCTTTTATTACAAAAACTGGGGGTGTAAATTATTTTCTTTTGAAGAAAGATGACCATAGATATGAAAGTTTTATACAGCAAGATTTTTCTCAGGAAAACAATGTATCTGCACTCGAGTCAGACGAGAGAACATATATAACAAAAGTTGAAATTAAAGTATTGGGTTATCTTATTGGAGAAGGTAAGAATCAAGAGCAGCCAAAAGTGGTTATAAGAGAAAACGCAGTAGAGGTTAAAATGCCCAGAGAACGCGTTATTCTGGGGGATATTCCAGAGCATGTTGATAAGAGGGGATTTTATCGAGATTAAGATGGATTTTCAGCCTTCCACAAACTATTTATTAAAGAATTCACTTTACATTTGTGTCCTAGAGGAGAGCATAAAACATGACAGCTAAGAAATTTAAGTTCGTTTCACCAGGCGTCTTTATTGACGAGATTGATAACACACGACGTACAAATATCGGAGGCGATATTGGTCCAGTCGTTATTGGGCGGTTACAACGCGGCCCCGCATTGCGCCCAGTACAGGTAAATTCATTTTCAGAATTTGTTGAAATTTTTGGAGAGCCAGTCCCGGGAGGAGAAGGCGGAGATGTTTGGAGGGATGGAAACAAAACTGCACCCACATATGCTGCATATGCTGCACAAGCCTGGTTAAGAAACAACGCTCCGTTAAATGTTGTGAGACTACTCGGCGTACAGGATTCTTCACCGACAAGCACCGGTTACGCTGGGTGGAACATGGGCACAGTTGCTACAGATAAGACAGTTGGTACCAACAATGGTGCATATGGCTTGTTTCTTTTCGACTCCTGGTCACATCCTTTAAGCGGTGCTGCGGCGAATGCAGCGACTGGTCATTCAACTGGTTCCTTGGTCGCGGTTTGGTATTTGAATGACCAAGCAAGCATTCAACTTTCGGGTACTTCACCTTTCAGTGGCTCAATAGCAAACACAGGAAGTGGAGTGATGATCGGCACGGGCTCCAACGGCAATGATGAGTTTACTGCCCTTATTAGAAGCGGCTCCGCCAAACACGCGGATGTCGGAGAAAAAATTACATTTAATTTCAATAGAGACAGTGAAAGATATATTAGAAAAGTGTTCAATACAAATCCAACACTTATCAATGATAATATTACAACAAGCACAAAAGGATATTTCCTAGGAGAGACATTCGATCAACACAGAGAAGAATTATTTGCTTCTGGTTTGACTAGTGAAGGTGTCATTTTAGGATTAGCTTCCAGAGATTCTGAACATCAATGGGCAAACCACCAGCAAGCAAATGCTAATGGCGAAACAGGCTGGTTCATTTCACAAGATTTGGGTGATGCTGCTTCATATCAGCCTGAAAACATGCAAAAGCTTTTTAGGCTCAAGGGTCTCGAAGGTGGAGAATGGCTTCAGAATAACCTCAAAATTTCAATTCAAGATATCAAGCCTGCTACAAGTAATGCCAGTCAATACGGTTCATTCACGGTCGCTATTCGAAAGTTAGAAGACAACGATAATGCACCAAAATTTGTTGAGGTATTTTCAAATTGTAACTTGAATCCTAATTCTCCCAGTTATGTTGCTAGAAAGATTGGTAATCAATATAGAGAATGGGATACTGACGATAGAAGATGGAAAAGATATGGTGCCTATCCCAACATGTCTAAATTTGTTTATGTCGATATGAATACAGATGTAGATCGCGCTGCAACAGATCCGTCATTTATTCCAGTTGGAGTTTATGGCCATAAGAGAGCGTTGTCATCCGGTAATCTTAGTGGTACTGCAGCAGGCGCAGCCACGGGACAGATAGCAGCAACTGCTATCGCAACTACACATAATAATTTTGGCACTATATTTGCTAAAGGCGCCGCCGATCACATTCTTATGTCGGGAACCATCGGCGCCGGCAACGAAGCCGGCGGAGCGACAAATGCCGCAGCCGCTTCAATTTGGATCTATAACTTAACCGGCGCAGTCAGTTTCGCCGGCGACGCCACGCTGAAGTGGGATCCCAATCCTGGGGTACATTGGACAGGATCAATTACCTTCCCCAAAGCAAAATTACGTCATAGCGGTCTCGAAGGCGGTCTGTCTTCACCGAGGCAGGCCTATTGGGGAGTCGACACAAATCAGAGTGGAACAACTGTCTTCGACCAAAGCATAAAGGATGTTATTAGAGCACTTCCAGGCGCGATGGCCACCAGTAATGCGACATATCTTGAAGATGCATTTGTTTTCACTCTTGAAGACTTAAGTGGTAGTTCCACTCATACTACCCACGGTGCGCATTATATCTCAGGCAGTCGCACAGCTGAAACATCTATTACTGCTAAAAACGATCTCAGCACTCTTCTTGAAACTAATCGCTTCAACAGGTTTACCACGTTGTTTGCTCATGGTTTCGATGGTTTAGATATTACAGAAAAGGAACCGTTCAGAAATTCTGGACTGGATAGCAAAACTGAATCTAACAGTTATGCATTTCACACAGTACATCGCGCTGTCGACACGCTCAGGGATCCTGAAGTTGTTGAATTCAATTTGGCGACAATGCCTGGTATCACAAACACTTCTCTTACAGAGCATTTGATGCTTACATGTGAGAACAGAGGCGATGCATTGGCAATTATTGATATAGAAAAGGATCACATTGCCGATTCAGAGGGTACCGCTGCAGAAAATACTCGACGCGGAAACGTCGACCAAGCCGTGACAGAGATGAAAAAAAGAAATTTGAACACCAGTTACGGTTGCGCTTACTATCCATGGGTACAGGTCAGAGATTCTCTTTCAAGTGCCATCTTGTGGATGCCGCCTTCTGTTGTCGCCCTGGGCGTTATGTCCTTCAGCGAGGCAGAGAGAGAATTATGGTTTGCTCCTGCTGGTTTCACAAGAGGCGGCTTATCTATGGGAGCTTCTGGCCTCAATGTTGTCGGAGTACGTCAACAACTTACTTCGCAAGATAGAGATAGGCTTTATTCTGCAAACGTCAATCCAATTGCTTCATTCCCAGCGGAAGGCATTGTGATATTTGGACAGAAGACACTTCAAGTCACTCCGTCAGCTTTGGATAGAATTAATGTTCGTAGATTGTTGATTCATACCAAGAAACAAGTTTCCAGAATTGCTGCGACAACACTGTTCGAGCAGAATGTTCGCTCAACTTGGAATAAGTTTAGCGCACAGGTTGAATCCTTCCTTAATGATATTAAAGCTGGATTTGGTCTTACTGATTACAAGGTAGTACTTGATGAAACTACAACGACGCCAGAAATGGTTGATAGAAATATTCTATACGCTAAGGTGTTCTTGAAGCCTGCAAGAGCTATTGAGTTCATTGCTCTTGATTTCATTATTACTGATACTGGAGCCTCATTTGACGATTAAAAAAATTATTTTTTAATCATTTCACTACTTATATTATAGAGGGAGAATAATAAGAAAATGGCAGAAAAATTTTGGGCAAATAGTGCTTTAGAACCAAAAAGAAAACATAGATGGCTCTTGTATTTAGGGGGTTTGGACATTCCCGTTTATGTTGTAAAGACAGTAGGCAAACCTTCGTTCTCAGTCAACGCAGCAGAACATATGTTTTTTGGACATAAGTTTTATTATCCCGGTATCGTTACTTGGGATCCTGTTGATGTAACTTTAGTTGATCCAATCGACCCTTATGTAGGAAAAGAATTATATAAGGCTCTGACCAGAGGTGGATATAAAACTCCCGATAACACTACTGGCGGCGCCGCATTTACCTTGTCAAAGGCAAACGCTACCAATGTTTTGCAGGGTCAAGTTAGACTGGAACAGCTAGGTCCAGAAAATGAAGAAATTGAGACTTTTAAACTTTGGAATCCGTGGGTACAATCTGTTAAGTACGGAGATTTAGATTATACTAGTGATGATATGGTAGAACTTACCTTAACATTACAGTATGACTATGCTACAATACACTAAAAGAAGAGGTATAAATGTCAGCTAGAAATAATGAAGCGCGCCTCGGGGTCTCTAACCCCGATGCAGACGCTCCTATAGAACAACTAGACAAATCAGATGGTTTCTCCTTCGTGACGCCAACTGAATTTGTTGATTTACCAACGGGAGGAGCTTTTTATCCCGAAGGTCACCCATTACAAAATCAAGACTCAATTGAGATTCGTTACATGACAGCGAAAGACGAGGATATATTAACTTCTCAGACTCTTTTGAAAAAAGGAGTCGCCATTGATCGTCTTCTACAAAATGTAATAGTCGATAAGTCAGTTAGAGTCGACGACTTATATGTAGGAGATAAAAATGCATTGGTTGTCGCTGCCAGAATTACAGGTTATGGAGAAGATTATGACGTATCAATATCATGTCCTACCTGTGGAGAGCCAAATTCACATGTAGTTGATTTATCTGACTTAAAAATTAACAAACTCGATGAAACTCTGTTAGAGGACTTAAATGTTGAAAAGACACAGGGTGGCACATTTATTATTAATTTACCACGTTCTAAAGTTAATGTTGAAGTAAAATTATTAACAGGAAGAGATGAAAGAAACTTCTTGGTTTCAAGTGAAAATAAAAAGAAACATAATTTACCAGAATCTGTTTTGACAGACCAAATGAAGTTATTTATTACATCAGTGAATGGGGATGAGAAGAAGGATGTTGTTAGCTCTTTTGTAAATAACATGCCAGCATATGATTCCAGGTACTTAAGAAAGGTTTATTC